ATAAATTTCTTTAAATTTATCAAAATCGAAAGTTATAGAGTCTTTAGTTTGCTTTATACTTGACTTAATAAACTCTTTTAATTTTAAATTATTGAGTTCTAAATTATTAAGTTGCTTTGCAAGTTCTGAATTAGTAGTAGTCAAATTTAAAATTTCTTGTTTTAATTTTTCGTTTTCTTTTTCTGTATCTTCTAAAGCAGGAACCCAAGTCGTTGAAATTGTTCCCTCTTCTACTTTCATTTTTTTGATTGCAAAAGTAGGTTCTTGTGTAGAATTCTCAACTTCAACTAGAAGTTTTTTTACATCTTTTGCTTTTAAAACAACTCTTTTTTGTTCTTTACTTTTTACAACTTCTTTTGCTTCTGCAGTATATTCATTCAAAAAGAATTTTAAATCAAAATCTGAAAAGTTTATACAATCAAAGCTAAACACATAGTCTTTAGTTTGTAATTTTAAATTGTCAAAAAGATAAAAACCTAGTATGTTACTATTTGTATCTGTATTTCTTTCAACAAACTTTATGCTTTCACAGTCGCCCCATTCTTCAGTTTCATTTAGCTTATTATATTCAATGCTTTTCGCTCCGAAAGTATACCATTTTGATTTATCGAAAAAGTAACTGTTTTGTAATAAGTTTCTAGCACCAACTTTTACCTTTGACACTTCGTTTGTTACAGATTCTGTTATCTCGCTTTTTAAGACTTGATTATTTACCAAAAAATTATTGAAGTTTTCTTTTTTTACAAGTCCATCTGTGATTTCTTCTTTAGCTTTTACTGTTAGTTTATCTGCAGTAATACTATTTGCTTTTATTCTGTCTGCATCTAAAAAACCTGTCAAAATCCTATCTGCATTTATAACTCCATCATTGCTTATTGCTAATGAATACGGTCCATTCCAACCTGTCGAACTTCCCATTATTCCTCCAAGTCCAATTCGAAGGACATTTTTTGCCTTTTCTTTTGGAAGTTGGTCAACATAATAAGTTCCATTTTCCGTTTCGATTTTATATCCATTAAGCAATAATTTTTCAAATTTACTTGTTGCCTTTTTTATGCTCTCATCGAATCTTGAAGAAAAATCATATCTTCCAATCTCTTTTTTTACCTCTTGAGAAATTTGCTCTTGTCTGTTTTGTAAAAATTCTGATAAGTTTTCAGTTCGATTTATAAACTTTATTTCGTTTTTAGTTTCATCATCTGAATACTTTGTTATTTCTATTATTCTATGTTTTTCTTTTTTCTTTGTTTTATAATTTAAAAATGTTATTATATCATGCAATCTTAAATCTGTTCTTTCAAGTTCTATTATACTCAACTCATATTCAATCAAAGGCTTTGAATGTTTTTTTAATAATTCTTCACAATGTTTTTTTAAATTTACTTTATCTGTAAATCTATCATCTCTGAAAACTGCAGGTATTATATTTGTGTTATAACTTAAATTTTCAACATATTCTTTATCATTATTAATGCTTGAAAATGTCATATTATCTTTTCCGAATCCATAAATTCTTGTATAATGCTCGTAAGTATCTTTTTTAATTACAAATTTTTCTAAGTTTATATCTTTAGAAACTATATAATCTCGGTCAGCTCCTTCATCAATAACCTTTAGAATTTTGTTTTTACAATCAAATTCAAAAGTACAATTGTATAACTCTTCAAGTTTGAATATTGCACTTAATAGACTCTCATCTTCAACTGTTAATGTTCTTCTAATTTTTACAGATTGTGCATTTTTTATTTCCCAGCCCACAGGATCTAATAGATGATGAAGTATATCATTTAATGTCTGTGAATCAAAACTTTTCTGTCCTACATAAAAATCTTTTTTAAGACTTGTAAAATCTAGTGTGCAAGTAACAACCTCATCATCAATACTTTTTATGATAAATTGATTTTCTCCGGAAATGAAAAAAGGTTCTTCACAAAAAACCTCTTCATCTTCTCCTATTTCAAATTCTAAAGTGATTAAACCATCATATTCATAAGTGATTTTACAATCTTTTTCTATTATCTTATCTCTAGTTTTAAAAAAATTTAGTAACATAGTTATAATTCCTCTCTATAATCAATGTACACTTCATTTATTCCTTCGAGTTTTAAAGTGAACTCTTTATTTTTACTTTTTATAAATTCGTAAAAATCCCAATCAATTAAGTTTTTTACTTTCCCTTCTTCAGCATTAATTTCAAACCCTGTTTTTGTGTTAAATTTAAAAATCATATTATTTAAAGTTACATTCTTTTCTGAAGATATATTTGTTTCATCTAATGAAAAATTAAGTTTTATATCTCTAACAGAATTAAATTCAATTTTATCTCCGTTTTTTATTTTCTTTTTAACTCTTTTTCTATATATTTTCCCGTTGCAATTAAAGGTTATCAGAATAACATTGTCCTCTTCAACTTCTACATCTGAACAACTGTCTAAAAAAACATCATATTCTTTATCTTTATCAATTAATGTAATCTTTTTAAATAATTCTTTTAGTCTATTTACATTGTAAATCAAATCATTATCAACTTTTAAAAAACAGTTTATATTTATTTTATAAAAATTTTCTGTGCTAGATTTCAATCTATTTTTAAAAAATTCAGGAGTGTAATCTGAATTTTTATAATTAATTGTAAATTCTAAAACATTGTATTTAGTTTTCAATTCTTTTATATTTATCATACTTTAACACTCCCTAATCTTTTTAAGTTCATACCTTGAAAGCTATCTGTATGCTTCCAAGTTGCTTTTGCTATTTCTTTCCCGTCTAAAACAGAATTTACTGTAATGTTTAAACTATTTTTCATTCCGTTAAATTCACTTATAACTTGATTCATTTTTGAAATGATATTACTGCTTGTAGTTAAATCATATGATCCCGTCAAAGTATTCTTTATATTTCTTTGTTTTTCTTCATAGCCTTTAGTAAATGCTTTTGATAAATTTGCTCCACTTTTTGCAACTTCATCTTGCATTTCTTCAGTACCTATAATAAGACCTTCTCCGATGTTTATACCGAAACCGGTCATGAGTCTTGATGGTGAATTTATTCCAAAGAATGATTTAATGCTTGATACAAATCTATTCGCAATATTTCTAGCTGCATTAACTAATGCTCCTCCCATTGCACCAACTCCATTTATAAGTCCTTGAATAATATTTCTACCAATGCTTACTAAATTAATACTTGTTAAGAAATTATATACCGAATTCCAAATATTTGAAATGCTTCCGGGAACTTTACCAAATATTGAAGAAATACTTTGAAAAATTCCATTAAATGTATTTTTAACAAAACTCCATATCGCATTTAAAACATTACTAAATAAACTTTTAATTCCATTCCAAATTGATGAAAATACTCCTTGAACTCCACTCCACACTCTACTCCAATCTCCTGTGAAAATTCCCGCAAAAATATCCCATACACTTTTTATCACATTTACGACAGTATCGAAAATTATTTTTATATTATTCCATACTGTTGAAAAGATTATTTTTATTGTTTCCCAAGTTGTACTAAAAGATACTTTTATAAGTTCCCATGAAAGTGAAAATATTGGTTGAAAAGTGTTCCAAAAAATTTCCCAAGCATTTTTTAAAAATTGCCAAACTTCAGTCCATATTAAAATACAACCATTTTTAAATCTTTCAAATGGTTCTCTTAAAGAATCAATTCCAGCTTTTATCCATTGTATCGTTGGAAGTATTACATTATTCCATGCGTTTTGAAAGTATTGCTGTATTACGGGCCAAACATCTTCAACCACTTGCATGAATTCTTGAAATGCTTTAGACACAACTTTTAGTGCTTTATCTACAACCTGTCTAAATTTTTCTGAATGTTTGTAAGCATAAATTATTCCTGCTACAAGTGCAGCAATTGCAGCTGCAGTGGCAAAAAAAGGATTCGTTAACATTAATGTGAAAGTTTTTATTAAACCAGCTCTTAGAAGTGCTCCCATTGTTCTTAATGCTGTAAATGCATTTTTAAAAATTGCAACTGCTGAATGTATTTTCTTAAACGCATCTATAGTTTTTCCTATTCCAATTGTTAATTTTCCAAAAATGATTAAAAGAGGAGCAACTGCTCCGATTATACCTACCCACTTTACAATCATTTCTTTTTGACTATCAGATAGTTTTGAAAACCAATCGCTTAATTGTTTTGCTTTGTCTGCTAAAGTTTTAAAAATTGGAGCTAACATTTGCATTGCAACATTTGCAAGTTCTGCTCCTGTTAATTTTAAAGAATTAAAGGATTGTTTTAAGTCATCAATTGGATCTCTTGTGTTTTGAAATGTTGTCTCAAGAGAGCCTTTGCTTCCTTCAATTGCTTTCATCATTTCTTCAAATTCAAAACGACCACCTTTTATCGCATCAGCTAAATCCGGCCCGGCTTTTTGACCAAATACTTTTATTGCTTTTGTGGTAGCCTCTGCTAGATTTGGAGCATTCTTGATTTCATCAAGCATTTTTCTAAATTCTACCTTGGCATCTTTTCCTTCTTTCGCCCAGTTTCCGATTGCTTTTTTCATACCTGAAAAAGCAATCTCGGTATTTACACCTGCTTTTTCCCATGATGCAAATAGAGCAATACTTTCTTTAGTGTCAAAACCGAGTTGTCGCATAGGTGCTCCGAACTTTGTCAAGGTATCTGTTAGTTTTGCAACTTCTATTCCTGATTGTTGTCCTGCAACAGTAAGTTCATCAAGAACAGTTTTATATTGGTCTGCAGGTATTCCTGCATCACCCATAGCTCTAGCAACTAACATTATCGCACTATTAACATCTTGTCCTGTAACTTTTGCAAATTTTAAGAAGTCAATACTTGCTTCTTTTAAAATATCGCCTGTGAAACCAAATCTTGTGTTAAGTTCGCCGACTGCATTCCCTGCATCTGTTGCTGAAGGTACTACTTCACTTTCAAAAACTTCTTTTGCGACATTTTGTAATTCTCTTAAATTATCTCCTGTAGCTCCGGTTTTTGTAACAACTATATCAAGCATCTCATCGACTTCATTCCAAGTTTTTACACTTGCAGCACTTAATGCAATTATTCCGGCTGTAACCGAAAGAAGTTTTTTCCCTGCATTTTCAAAGCCTTGCCCAACCTTTTCAACTTGTTCTCCAATTTTATGAAAAACACTCATCTGTTCTTTGAGTTTAATTTGTTGTTTAGTATAATTTTTAAGTTGTTGTTCCGTTTCAATAATTTCTCTTTTTATGATTTCCCATTTTTCTTTTTGCCCCGGATCTTTTGCAAGTTCTTTTTCTATTTCTTTTAATTTTGCAAGTTTCTCTTTGTTTGCATTAATTACATTACCAAGTTCTTTTTGCTTTTGTTTTAGTAGTTCCGAATTTTTAGGGTCGAATTTTAATAATTTATTTATATCTTTGAGCTTGTTTTGTGCATCTCTACTTGCACTATTAACTCCTTTTAGTGCTTTTTCAAGTTTGACGGTATCTCCACCAAACTCAATAGTTACACCTTTTATTCTTCCTGCCATTTGTTCACCTCACTTTAAAAATTAATAGGGAAAAATGTATCAATATCAGCATGAGTTATTACTTCAATGTTCTCGTCATTTTCTGCATTATCTATCATTTTTTCTTCTAACAAATCATAAATCATACCTTCAGTTAAGTTTTCTAAATCCTCTACTTTTAACCCCATTTCTAAAGCTCTAAGTAAAAAAAGGGAGTATGTTATCTCCCTTTTTTTTCCTTGTTTTTTTTTACTCTTACTCTAGGTTCAAATGTAGGTTTTGTCCCCTTGACGTATAAAGTTGCAATCTCCATTGATTTTACAGCTAATTCTGTAAATTCATAATTTGAAAGATAGTCTTCATAATCTTTATAGTTGAAATTATCATTATTTGCATACTTCAACATAGTATAAGCGACTTCGATACAACTATTTAGCATTTCAAAATCTAAATCTTCAAAGCTAAATTTTTTATCCGTTTTTTGTGATTTTTTTCCAAATTGTAATAATTTATTTAAAAAATCATTTAAGTCTTTTTTAAATTCAAAATTATACTTTAATGGTATTATGCTAGATACATTTACTTTTAGTGTTTTTCCAAAAAAATCAATCTCTCTTGTTAACATTTTTTTCTCCTATCCTTGTAATGTTTTTGTTTTGCTTGGTGTGTAAATTTTTGTAAACCAAGTCTCTTTAGCTTTGTCATTTAAAGTAGATGCTTGAACAATCTTTTCATCATAATCTTTAAATTTTTTAGGTCTTGCCTTAAATTTAATTTTCATAACTTCTACGTCGATTTTATCTTCAATTGTTTTTAATTCAATGTCAGGTTTTTCTAAGTAGCAATTATAAAGTACTGATACTCTGTCTTTTACATCCCCTAATATTTTAAAAGCCATTGCTAGACTTACAGGCTTTAAAATGCTAGGTTCTAATAAAATTCCGTTAGCATCTTTTTTAAAACCTAAATATTTTATTTTGAAATCATCATCAAAGTTATAGATTTCAAGTTCCCCTTCATAACCTGTGTTGCTTGAGATTACATAGAATGTTCCATTATCAGCATAGATATTCTTTGAATCTCCTTTTCCTGATAACTTTATTTTTGATGTTCCTTTAATATTGACAGGAGCATCAAACTCTCCATCATCTTTTAAAGTTGCCAAGTGTAAATTTTCAACACCAAATTCTACTATATTTTTTTCTTCAGCCATATTTTAAATTCCTCCTGTTATTTCGTAATATATCATTATTACATTTTTGTCTAATTCTATATCTTCACTTTTTATAAATGTGAATCTATTCTCTTCTAACTCTTTTTCAAATAACTCCTCAAATTCAAGCTGTTTTTTTAAACTATCAAAGTACACCTCTACCATTACATGTAATCTTGAAAAATATCTTTTATTGTCTGCATAAATTAGCTTTTCTGATAATCTTCTATAAATCGCATAAGGCACTGTTAAATTGTCTTTTGTATTTATATATCTCAATTCAATTTTTAGTTTTTTGAATATTTTTATAAGTTTTTCTAAATCTTTATCCATTTTCTATTTCCTTTTGAATTTTCTTTTCAAATTCTTTTATTCCATTTTCTTCAACTCTCGCCCAATGTGGATATGCTTTTGCTCTTCCGACTCTTTTTCCGTTCTTTATAACATCATGTCCAAACTCTAATAAATGAGTAAGTCTATAATGTTTTTCTGAATGCACTACTGCTGTCATTGAGTCTGTATCATCAACTTTAAAAGACTTTCTATACTTTCCATTTCTGTGTGGTGCAGTACTTTCCAATTCTTTACAACTTTGTTCTGCAACTTCTCTTGCTATTTTCCTAACACTTTCTTTTACGAGTCCAATTTCCGATTTTAAAATATCTTCAACATGTTTACTAAATTTATTCATTCAAAATCACTTCTTTACATGTTAATTCAAGCAAACCATCTTTTCTTTTGTATGATCTGATAATTTCAAATTCTTTATTATCATATCTAAGATTATGCTGCCCTGAGTATTCGAAGTTATGAATAATAAATGTGATGTCAACTTGTAAATCGCTATTCTTCGCTTCGTAAAATTCTCGCATTGAAATTGATTCAATATTAGCTAATATTTGTGTTTCAATGTATTTTATTTGTTCTTCATTTAACTCATTTAGTTCAACCACTCTTTTTAAAAGTGTTATTTCATAATCAAAAGTCATTTTATTTCCTCATCCTATTTATTTTTAAATTGTGAAGTTTAAGTTGTAATGAACGTGGCATTCCTTTGTACTCTGTGTTATTGTATTTGTAACAGACATAGTCAATAATAAACTCTCTCAATTCTGCTTTTTCTTCGTGATTTTCATCTGTCAACTCCATTTTGTGTTGACTTTTCATTTCTTTAAGAGTTGATTCTATCAAGAATGTTATAAATTTATCTTTGATAGTTGTTGTTATTCCTAGTCTCCACTTAACAATCTCAAGTAGTTTATTTTCCATTTTCATCAACTACTTCTACTTCGCTTGATTTTGATTTATTGTTTGAATTCGAGTCATCTTCCTTTTTCTCGACTCCCTCTTCAGTTTCTTCGCTTTTGACTTTCTCAATCAATGCTTTCCCTGCTTTGTTTTCATTAGAAAGCAAGTAATTTATATGTTCTTGATTAATCAAAAAGCTAAAAAGAGGATAAGAGTCGCCTTTGTAATAAGCGACTCCGTCTATATCTATAAAATCATATAATACTTTATACATAATTAACTCCTCTCTGTTATTATGCTTCAGTTAAATTTAAAGTTACAAAGAAACCTGCTTCTTTGTCTGCTTTTTGTGTATCAAATCTTGTTGCAGCTTGTAAATATTGTCCGTAGATTTCATGTTCTAACCATTTAACATTTAAGTCCATTCTATCAGTTAACAATACTCCAAATTCACTATCGCCTATAAAAGCTTTAGCTTCTTTGTCATTTCCTAAAAATGTATCAGGAACTATTACTATTTCAACTGGGATATACTCGTTTTGACTATTTGAAATTATTGATGAATCCCACATATAACGTCCCATTTTGTCTTTTATGATGTGTAATTTATTGAAAAATGTTTGAGACATTATAGCTGTTCTTCTGTATGCTATATTTAAGTCTACATCTAAAAGTCCAATTATTTCATCAATTTTTGTGCATTCTTTTGCTGTAAATGTTTTAAAAACTTCACAAATTTGCTTGTTTTTTGTATTTGTTTTTAAAATTTCAGCTTGTTCTTCTACAATTGCTACAACATCACATTCAGCATCATCTATACTTTCTTGTGAAATTGGTATAGCCCCTCTGTAAGTTTTAACTTTCCAATCAACTTGGTCAAATTCAGGCTTTGCAAGATCAGGATTCTTTTCAAGTTCTTCAACAGATGCTAAAACTGCATTAGTTCTTTTTAAAACCGGATATGTTCCTAATGCCGTATTTACTTTTACAACCTTTACATATTTTGATAAATCAATAATTCTTGTAGGCTTTTCAACTGGTGTATGTCCTTCATCTTTTGGAATTAAAACTCCTACTTCTGTTGATGTAATCTTATCTCTTTTCACTCCTCTGCTTCTGATATAATCTTCTGCTATTTTTCTTTGTTCATTTTTTTGCATTTTTTTCTTTTCTCCTTCTGGGTTTGCTTTTGGTGCTTTGTTTCTTAACTCTACTATTTCTGAATCTATTTCATCTATTTGATTTCTTAATTCTGCAACTTCACTTTCAAATTGTTTTGTTTCTTCTAAATTTCTTACAACTTCTTCTTCGATTTTTTGTAATACTTCTTCATTAGTAGCTGATTCAATTTCAACTTCTAGTTCTTTCGCTCTTTCATTTAATTTGTTTATTGATTCTTCTTTTTCTAGAAGTCTTTTTTCTGCATCTTCTTTTTTTCTTTGAAGTAATTTAATTTTTAACATTTCTTTAACATCTCCTTTATTTGTTCTTTTCTTAAATTTAATTTTTTCTCTTTTGCATTTTCAAGTTTTGTTCTTGCACTTACGCTTGTCTGTTCATAAGCCGGAAAAGTAACAACCGAAACTTCAAACAGGTCAATATCTGTCAATTCAACTCTTAATGTTCCATCATCTTGCCATGTTTCATTTTGCTTGTTTATATAAAACCCAAAACTGCATTGACTAACATCTCCTCTTTTAACTCTTTCATAAATATTTAGAGCATCAGTATCATTTTCATTGATTTTTATAGTTCCAAATAATCCTTTTGCATCTGCCTTTAATTCAAGAGTAGAATTTTTTGTTCTTCCTATTACAAGCTCTGTATTGTGATTTATTAGAGCCCTTATATCTTTTTTACTTAAATCTCCGAGTGCATCTTTTGAAACTTTTTCAAAGTAAGTTGGAAATATTTCTGTTTCTTCATCAAAAACAATAAAATATCCCTCAATGATTTTTTCTTTTCGCTCTTCGGTTTCACTTCGTATTTTTAAATCAATATTACTCGTTCTTTTTTCCATCGCCATTTTTCTCACCTCCTTTATTCAATTTCTTTTGGTCTGCAATTTTTGATGCCGGTATATAATTTTCTAAAATTATAAGTTCATTAAGTTCATCAAGTGGTGTTAATCCTATCCAGTCTCTAACTTCATTTCCAAGCACGAGTCCACTTGTAAATAATTTCTGTCCTATTTCGGCTATCTCTCTGAAATTATAAGAATATAAACTTCGAGCATTACATTTAAAATACAAGTCAGGACTATAAATCAAACTCTTTGTAAGAGTTTGTTCGATTATTTTCCCGATGCTCATTATTTTAGTTTGTATAAAATTATTAAATTCTTCTTCGTTAAAACTTCCTACCCCCAACAAAAAAGCGGGTACTCCCATCATACTCGCTACAGTTTTTTTATCTAAGATTACACTATCATTTAAAGCTAAATCATTTAACGTTAGAGGTTTAACTTGATTTATTTCAAGCATTTCTGCAGGTATTATCCAAGGTTTTCCTGATTCTCTTCTTGATAAGTATTTGTCTTCTATTGACTCCTTTCCTTCTTCTGTTTCTAAAAGTTCTTCTGTTGAATCAACTTTTACTATCAAACTTGGCATATACTGTCCTTTTAAAAAACTTTTTCTTGTACTTGTTGCAAGATTTAAAGCCTCATTGATTTCTTTTAAATCAATTTTTAAACCTCTCCCCTTATAAAATTCTATTTCATCAGGATTTAAAACAAAATGTATAAATTCATCAGAATAGTATCTATTACTATCTTGTAAGATATAATAATCTTGCTTTGAATAATCCCAATTAAATCCTAAATTTTTTGTTGTTTTTGGAATGAGATCTTCAAGATATCCATTTTTATCAAATACAGGAAATACTACTGCATTCCCGTTTATGAGTAAGTTTTTAACAATAAAATAAATCCATGCTTTTTTTGTCATAAACTTACATGGATTTATATCAATTTTTTTTGATAATTCATTTTTTAATCTAATATCGCCTTTTTCTGTATTCTTCATTAAATAAATAGTCATATTTGATACTAAATCAGCTATTATATCAATACATGTTTTAAATTCTGCCGTTTCTGATATAGTAGTATAACCTGATATAAAATCATAAATGCCTCTTTGATTCAAAACAAACCCATATCGTGCCTTAGATTCTTGTTTTTCTTCAACTTTTTCTCTTTTAAAGAAATTCTTTATTCCCATTATTTCTCACCTCCTTTTATTTTGATTTTAACCATTCTTCTGTTTCGTGCTTTTTGTCTTCATCTTCAATCATTCTCATACATGCAAAAACAGATGCATCAAATAAGTCTATTTTTTGAGTCGGGTCTGTTTTTTCGTATTGTATTGCATCATCTACTTTTTCAACTGCTTTTACATTAGAAACACAATATTCGTAAGCAGTAGAATGTAAATAATAGAACTCTTTATTCTTAACTTTCATTTCTATTCTTCTAAATCCTTGTGATTTTTTAAAATAATTTTGAGGTTCATCAATCATTTTGAATTTTTTCTTCTTCATTTTAGAAAAAAATTCATTTGCAAATTTTCTGTCAAATCCAACTTGACGAATTTTGAAGCCTTTTTCTCTCATCATACAAAACCAATTCACAATATCATCATATAAAACTGTTTCTGTATCACTCATCGTTAAGTTTCCGTCCTCTTCCCAACCAAATAATGGAATTGAGTTTTCCTCTGCAACTATATGTGCTCTAGATTTAGGAAAGAATGCATGAGTTATACAAATATCAACACCTTTATAATTTCCGTACAGAGCTGAAGCAGTAAGGTCGTGTAATTTTGAAAGGTCAGCACCTCCATACCAATTTATTTTTAACTTCGCGAGTTCTTCTAATGTCCAATTGTATTTTTCATCAGACTCATAAAATTCTGTTAAGTCAAAGTATGCTTTTATGCTATTTGTAAAAATGTTAAGTGATTTTGCGAGAAAATCTTTTCTTTGTTGAGGGTCATTTCTAGCTTGGTAAGCGTCATTTTTTAAACTTTCAAGACTTATCGTATAACCCACCGATGGATTCGCTTTTATGATTTCTCTTTCATCATCATATTTATTTTTATCATCTGCTTTTGCAATAAAAATGAACAACTGTTCATCAACTAGTTGTCCACTTAGTACTTTTTTACAATATTTTAACCTATTTCCACAGAACCAATTTTCATTGTCTCCTGCAGTTGATATTCCTATACAGAGTTTGTTTGCATAAGCTTTCCCTGCTTCCTTGATTACATTGTATTTTTTGGGAGTTTTGTACGCGTGTAATTCATCGCATATTTGTATATTACTATTTAATGAGTCTTGTTTATCTGAATTTCCTGCCAAAGCCTCAATCTTCATAAAACCATCACTGAATTCTCTTTCTATAGTGTGTACGAAAGAATTATCTCTTATTCTGAAGTATTTATCTTCCTTAAGATGTTTTATATTTTCTTTGATGAATGTAAAACTTTCTAATGATTGTTTCAAAACATCCCCAACAATGTATATCTTCGTTCCGGACTTTCTGCTCAGTATTCCTAATGCCCAAGCTAAAGCTCCAATAAATGAAGTCTTCCCGTTTTTTCTCGGAATAAAAATGAATACCTCTTTAAATCTTCTTAAAATTGTATTTTTATGATAGAAACCTAAAATATTATAGATACAAAATTTTTGCCAAGGAATTAATTTCAAAGGTTTCTTTGCTAATGGAACACCTGTTATAGTTTCTCCTTGAATATTAACTATTGTTCCTTCAATTAATTTTATTACAAATTCTGCTTCTTCTACTTTGAATTCATAATTTTCGTTATCTAAATCTTTAAAAAATCTTTGAACTACTTGTAGTTGCTCCTCGTTAACAATTTTTGAACCACTTTTTATACTTGTTATAAACTCAACTACTTCTTTATCATTTATGTTTTGAAGTTCACAATTACTGATAATTTCATTCTTTTTTTTCAAAATTAGAGAGTATGGATTCAAGAACACTGTTATTTTGTTGTGGTTCTGTATCAATAACGTTCTTAATTTTCTTTAAGCCGGTAGGAGTAAGTCCTAATTCTCTTAAATAGACTATACTATCATCTCTTAATTTCTCAATTGATAAATAAAATGGATTTTTTACTAAATTCTTGCTACCATTTTTATTCGTGTGAGTTACAACCATTTGATAGCCTGATTTTGCAAAGTTTTCTTTTGCTTTTTCTAAATCAACTAAAATTTGAGCTGTCAATTCAATAATTTCGTTAAAAGATTTATCGTAGGTGCCTACAGATTTCATTTTTTTTATTAAATCCTTTTTGACTTTTGAAAATTCCATACTACACCTCCTCTGCTAATTTATTTTTATTGCTTTTTCTCCTGTCAAGTTCTCCCATCTTTTTATTATTACTTCTACATATTTAGGATCGTACTCCATCATGTAACATTCTCTATTTAATTCTTCACAAGCAATTAATGTTGTTCCTGAACCTCCAAACAAATCCAAAACAATTGAGTTCTCATTACTTGAAATTAAAATTTTATTTTTTATGAGTTCTAATGGTTTTATAGTAGGATGAAGATTCCCTCCTGCTGAATTTTTCCCTGATTGAATACTTGATATATAATATTTTTTGTATATGTCAATAGGTTTTAATCCATTATTCCAAATTCTTTTATCTTTATGAAAATACAAAATATATTCTGTATCAGGTAAAAAATTATTATTTACCATTGGAATAACATTGTTTTTATTCCAAGTAAGAATATTAAATTTATATTCTGAAAATAAATTCAAATAATCTTTTATTGAGTCTTTTGATGCAAAGAAATAAAAACTCCCTATATTAAAATCTTTAATATATCTTAAATTTTCTACATCAAAATCTATAATATCTTTTATTCTTTCCTTAACCTTTTGTGTGCTTTTTTTAAAGCAACCTCCACCGGAATATTTTAAATTATATGGTGGGTCTGTTAAAAGTAAATCTATATTTTTGTTATAAATTAATTTTACAACTTCTGCTTTATTATAGCTGTCTCCACACATCAAAGTATGCTTTCCTAACTTAAAAACATCTCCTCTTTGTACTTTTGGTTCGTTTTCATTATTTTCTATGTTCCTAAGTACCTCTTCAAGTTGCTCTTCCGTTTCTTCTAATTCGTTTTCAGGTTCAAAAGGTTCAAACCCAAATTCAGACATGTCAAAATCTATAATTTCTTCAATTTCAAGTTGTAATTTTTCTAAATCGAAACCTGTTGTCATTGTTAAATTATTGTGTGCAAGAATGTAGGCTTTCTTTTGTTGCTCGTTTAAATGAGTCAATCTTATAACATCTACTTCTTGAAATCCTAATTTTTTCAATGCATAAAGTCTTCCATGTCCTTCTATGATAACATTATGTTCATCAACTGCAATCGGGTCATTGTTTCCAAATTCTCTGATAGAATTACAAATTTGTTCAATTTGCTCATCTGTGTGTATTTTTGCATTATTTTCATATTCAATAATGCTATTAATATCAATTTTTTCAAAATTCATATAATATCTCCTTAATTTTATGTAAAAAAATAACAAAAAATTGATAAAAATTTATAACTTTTTTATATCATTTTTATAAATTTTTTGTTATAAAATATTGTCTTTTTTATATCGTTATATTTTTGCTAATTCTTTTGAAATTTCAAAACTTACAAGCAATTTTAAAAACCATTTTTTTATACCCTTTTAAAAGCTGTATTTTTAGCCGTTCCCCCTTTTCTAAAAAAATGCCTTTGTGTATAAAAGGTTATTTACGCCGTTTTTATTGGCTTTGTATTTCTATTTTTTAAGTAGGGGGGATATTCTTTTTTGTAACTCTTTTCCTTTTTTTGTAATTGTATGATTATTTCTATTATGCATTTCATTATGGCATTTTTCACATAATGAAATAAGGTTATTTGTATTAAGTCTTAATTCCGGATATAATTCATAAGGATATATATGATGAACTGTTGTTGCCTCTGTTATCTTTCCATATCTCTTACATTCAACACATATATATTTGTCTCTTCTTAATATCTTCAATCTTTTCTCTTTCCATTTTTTCGTATTATAAAAGTTCATTGCTGTACCTCTTTTTTTTACAACAAAAAAGACACCTTAATAGATGTCTTTCTTTATTTTTATTTAATTATTTACTTTATACATTTAATTCTTTTCTTAATGCTTTTTGCAAACAATAACTAAAATTTACATTATTATTTACTACTACGTGTCAAGTGTTTTTTTTTATAAAAAATCACAAAAAAAGAACAATTTTTATTGTTCTCTTCTTGCTATAAATATATGAAAGGAGGTTCTCGTGAACACATCTCTGAAATGATACTTTATATTCTTTTCTATGTTATTATTATATCATCTAACACTAACATTTTTGTTGCGATTTTTTTGTAAATTAAATAATCTTTCCGTATCTCTTTTCAAGTAATTTTAATAATATCTTATCTATTTCTCTGCTAATATTAGCCTTATCTTTATATAAGATTTTTTCCATTTTCTCTAATTTACAGTTTTTAAAAAATCTTAATTCTATAATTCTAAATTCGTCATCATTTAAACAAGATAGTTTATTTTTAGTTCTAACATACTCATTTTCAATAATTATTAATTGTTTTGAAAGTCTGTCTTTTTTGGCTAATAAATTTAAAAGCTTTTCTTCTGTTGAATTTGTATCGCTACCTTTTCCGGAATTGTAGGAAGTTGGATTTGCATTTTTAACACTATAAATTTGACTTTCAATATATTCTAAATCTTCATTTATATTTTTTATATTCTCTTCATTAATTGCAAACAATCTAAGTTCCTCTTCAAAGTCTTTTACAAAGGCATTTTTTTTCATTTATTTCTCCTTCTTATCACTCTTGTTGATTTCTCTTTTTAATGTTTCAAGTATTGTTAAATTTAAAATTGAAAATACAATTATTAGTAATACTCCTAAAATAATATTAAATTTTATAGTTTTGTAAATAAATATTATATTAAATATTAAATAACTTATTATTGCTAATACTGACAACAGTTTCTGCATTTTTTCAATAGATTTATTAGTTTTCATTTTTTGCCTCCTAAATTCTAACTATACTTTCAATGAACTCTCTATCCTCTGCATCTTGATAGATAATTCTTTTTCTTATTCTTTCAGCATGTTTTATTTCTATCTTTGCTCCTTCACTATCTTTAAAATCTTTTAATACATAAATATAGTCAACCTCTTCAATTATTGATTTACATATTTTTAAATAAGATTCATACTCTAACCCAAATGGAAAATTAGCAGGATTAAAAACTGAAAAACCTAATTCTCTTAAATATATTTCAGCTTTTTTAAATTTGTCTTTATAGTTATAATCTCCTGTAATCTTCCCTGCTATGTATATAACAGTTTTTCTTTTATTAGCATATTTTTTTATATTGCTCTGAAATTTATTCATAAGTTACTCCTCTTCTTTTTCTGTAAATGTTGCAATAATTATATTTTTTTCGATTTTTATACCTAATAGATTTTTACTCTCTTCTTTTTCTAAATCAATATCTATTAAAATTAAATTATCATTTCTTTTTATAAAATCTTGAAATAATTCTTCTGAATCTTTGAATATTCCTGTAAATCTCACTTCTAACATAAAATAACTCCTTTATTTTAAATTATATTTTTTTGTAAAATATTATCCAAAAATAATATTCCATTTCTTCCATCAAATTGTACTTCAAATTGTTGTATATCTTTTATGGTTACACTCTTTTTGCCAATTGCTACTTCCATTTTATACCAAGCTAAATATGGAACAAAAAAGTATCTTTCTGTAAGTCCCTCTGCAAAACAAATACAAACTCCTACTATTGCTCCAAGTTTATAATTTCTTTCAAGCTCTACCTCTTGATTCTCTGATAAAACACTTTTAGAAATTTTATCCTTAGTAGTAAATTTACATTCAAAAACTATTGCTTGTCCATTACTAAGTACTCCTTTGAAATCCGGTTCAGCTTTTTTCAAAAATTGTCCTTGAAATTTTCCTCCTTCAGCTTTCTTTAATACTCGGAAAGGTTCAGGTGTCTTATGAATATTAGCTATTCCTTTTTCTCTGTAATGATTACAGGCTCTTTCAATTTGCTGTTCAAAGAAATGCCCTTGAGCATTGTTCTTCAAACTTTGAAAACTCCTTTTTACATCTTTCATTTTAACATCTCCTATTATAATTTTTTAATTTTCTTAACGTGAGAACATCTAAAAAGCTGATTATCATTTACACCACTTACAAAGTAATATCCGTTTTTATAATATCTTTCTAAGTAGTCATCTGTTCTAGTTAATATTCCACGATAAACAAAATCATCAAATAAAGTAACTTCTACATATTCTCCTAAGTAGCTTTCAAGTTTAATTCTATTCATTTTCTATCAACTCCTTATAAAATATCTGCAAAAATTGCTTCATCGAAAATATATTCTCCATTTTTAAAATAACCTTTTGAAATTTCTAAATTTTTTATATCTATACTGGTACAATAACGTTCAACCCCGTCTTTTAAAAATTTTTCAATTTCTTTAAAATGAATTTTTGGATTGGTGTAATAAAATTTTTCAACATCTTCTTTTTTATATTTTTTTAACATTTTATTTAAATCTACATCAATATCAAATTCAACTTTTATTTTCATTATCTCAACAACTCCTTATTCTCGTATATGTTGCCTATGACTTGACAAGTATTTTTACCAAATTTAGTCTCATGCCCCACATATCCTACAAAATTTTCACCTTCATAAGTTCCAATTGTTCTAAATGCCGCACAGTCATCAATCCACTTTACTACCATTTTTATTTGAGGACCTACTGTATCAATGACAATATCTCCCTCAAAAATTTCTACTCCGTTTTTATCAAACAGTTCTGTTGACTGCATAATTACATAATTGTTAAAATCTACATTAATTTCTTTATAACAACAATTATTCGTTTCATAGTAAGTTATTTCTTTTTTTAATAAATCTATACGTATAATTTCTGACATTACTTTTAAAACTTTATCCCAAACCCTAAATTTTAAATTATTCATTGTTTTACTCCTCTTTTTCATTAGATTTCCAAAACATTTTTTGTTCTTTTTCAAAATTTTTTAACAATTCGCAAATAAAGTTTACTCCGTCAACAAAACCGGTATAAATTACAAAATTTGATATGTTTGCAATCCAGCAATCTTCATCATCATTTTCATAATGTCTTTTTGCTAATTCTTCACTTAGTCTTGTACTGAACTCTAATTTTGATGAATTATTTAAATCATTATTTATGAAAATATTTCTCTTTATAAGTTCTTTCCCGATTTCAGTATTGAGCTTTATAATATTATTGTTTAGTTCTAAAAGTTCATTAGCTGTTAATTTATCAACATTTATGAGTAACAAATCATCAACTAAATTTCTGTATCTTAAATCTCCTATGTTCATTATTCATGCACCTTTTCACTTTCTAACTTAACTAAAAATATTAAACTATATTGTTTAAATAAAAATTTCTTTAACTTTTTCAAAAAATCTTTATCATTACTAAAATCATAGTTTTTACTTGTTATAACCTCATTTTTTTCTATTATTTTGATACTATTTATGGTTAAATCTTTTATAACCTCTAAATTATCATAAGTTATTTCTTCAGAAAGAAAAACAAGATCTTGAATATTTCTATTTCTTTTAATCGATTTAAATTTAATATCGATAGCTTCTATTTCTTTATCATAAAAATAAAGCTTATTACCCCATCCATTTAAAATACTAGATTTGATTTTAACATCTATAATATAGTCATTATCTTTTTTTATAAAATTTAAAGGTTCATCTGTATTATAATCTGATGCTTTTTCACACAAATAACAATTTATATCAAAATCTGCTTTAATTCTCATTTTATATCTCCTTACTTTTTGTTTTTTAAAAAACATACTACTAAAACTCCAAGAATATTTCCTAAAATCGCTCCAAATATTAGACATATTATATTTAAAAATAAATTCATTTATTGCACCTCTATTTTTTCAATTTTGTTTTTTCACAAACAATACTATTACATTTATTACAATAGTAGTAATTATCTATTGATTCTGAGTAAAGATAATTATAAGCATCAAAATTCATCCCATCTAAATTATATGTGCCATCACTATTAATGATAATATGATGGTCTCCTGCAAATCTTGCCTTTTCATAAAAGTATTCTTCGTTCCCGCATTTTTTACATTTCAGTTTCATTCTTTCCTCCTTAGTTTTAAATAAATACTCCATCCGGTAAACTCGTTGTACACTGCACTATATCCGTTGTCTTTATCTTTTATACTCCAACCTGGATATTGTTTTTCCCAAAATTCTCTATCAAAGTAGCTTTTTGCTAACTTTTCAATTTTCCTCTTGGAATATCTTGCATCATTAGTACGACTTTCAGGTCTCTTTAAATTTTGACTACAAGTCCATTTTCTTTTTTGAGTTAGATTTCTAGCAAAGTATGTACTTATACTCGTGATTCCGTCTATCTCGTTATACTGTAATCTTTGACAGTTTGCTATTCCGTTTCTTTTTCTTTTCCTTTCCCTTTCTCTCTTTTTCTTTTCCCCTCCCCTCCCCTCCCCTCCCCTACCCTCCTCCTTCCTTCCTTTCTTCCTTCTTT